GTTGCATACAACGCGATGTGCCGCGTCACGTCGTTTGCATTGGCAGCAACCGCGCTACCGAAGCTGAGTCCTCCACTGAGTGCACCACCTGTGAGCGGCAATGCAGGTGGAACGTATATGAAGCTGTCGCTGCCAAGGTGAGCGAAGTTGTTCGCGTCGGCGCTGACCACGATTGGCCCTGGCGGTCCTGGCACGGTGCTGTCTGCTCCAGGCACGCCCTGCGGCCCGGTGGCGCCGGTCAAGCCAATTGGCCCTTGTGGTCCGGTGGCACCCGTCGGCCCGGCTGCACCTTGTGGCCCTTGCGCGCCAGTGTCGCCCTGTGGCCCCGGCGGTCCTGGCACCGTGCTGTCGGCTCCAGATGGGCCTTGTGGCCCCTGTGGCCCGGTCAAGCCGATCGGTCCTTGTGGCCCGGTACTGCCCTGCGGTCCTGGCGGACCTGGAACGGTGGAGTCCGCTCCGGTCGGACCAGGATCGCCCTGCGGTCCTGGTGGCCCTGTGCTGCCCGTAGGCCCTGCGGGTCCTTGCGGTCCGGGCACTGTCGAGGCTGGCCCCTGCGGTCCTTGTGGCCCCGTGGCGCCGGCTGGCCCAGCCGGTCCAGGAACGGTCGAGGCGGGTCCCTGCGGTCCGACTGGCCCGGTCGGTCCGGTCGGACCAGCCGGGCCTTCTGGTCCAGGCGGTCCCACCACCCCGCCGCCCACCACCCCGTCGACGTAACCTTTCGTCGCGACGTCGTTCGGCGAGATGGGCGCTTCGGAGACCGAGCTTCGGCCCTCGACGTGGTGCTGTGGCGTGGTGATCGTCACGCCCTGCGTTGCCTCGACGGCGACGGTCGGAACGCTCGTTGTGTGCGTCCCGGTGGCGGCGACGTCGATGTTCCCGCCCCTGGCGAGGCGGACGACGCTGCCGAGGTCGTCATAGATCGACACCTCGCCTTCGGCTTGATCGCGCGGACGGGCCTTCTGATTGGCGGTCGCGACGATCGCGCCGTTCGAGCGGTCACCGTTGCCGAAGACCACCAGGGCGTCGGAGCCAACCGGAGCGTGCGAGGCGAACCCGTAGAGGTTCAGCGTTTGCAGGTTGTCGATCGTCTCCGGCGTGCCGCGCACCTTGCCTTGGACGAGGTGCACCGGCCCCTTGTCATTGGTGGCGGAGATCGTCACCGAGGCGACCGCCATCTGGACGCGGCGATAAAGGCGATCGGTCGCGGTCATACGATGGCGGTCCGTGGTGCTGATCCGCTGTCGGACGGAAGGTTCGTGTCGCTGCGGACCGACCCGCCCCGGGTGGTCGTGTCGGTTTCCTTTTTCGTCGGATTGTTGTTTTCGACGTCCTCGACGGTGACGATGCCAAGCGGTCCGGACGGTTCGACGGCGAACGCCTCAGGCGGCCAGAGGGACAGCGTCGCGTGCTGTCCGCTTTCGTCGCGGAGATAGGTCACGGTGCCGATCAGGTAATTCACGTTGCGGAGCTTCAGAACGGCGGCGGAGATCGGACAAAGCTTGTTCGGCTCCCAGAGCTTGCCGCCACTGTCGCGCCAGGAATCGCATACCACGTTGAACTGAAACGACTGCCCTTTCCGCTTGTTCATTTCCCAGATCGCGCGGTCGGTGACGATGTCGCGTCCGTTCACGAATTGCTCGCTGATCACGTAGCGCTTGCGATACCGCGGCACGCCCTCGTCCTTGATCACCTGTCCGACGTCCGGAGTGTTGACTCCGGCTTCGGTGCCGAAGGTCAGGATCGAGGTCAGATGCCCCTCGTACTCGCTGAACCGCTGATCCATCGACAGCGTCACTTCGCCTTGCTCGACGTTGTCTCCGATCGAGAAGCCGGATGCCATGCTGTCGGTGCCCACCTTGGCGAGCATGATCGAGCCGTCGGGGAGGTCATAGACGAGCATTTGTGAATAGCGGGTGACGCGGTCGATGATCTCCCACGGCGTCTCGCCCAGGTTGATGTTGAATTGCGGGATCGTCACGCCATCGCCTGCCGATGTCTTGACCTTGATCCCATAGGGGGCGGCGAGTTGCTCGACGAGCGCGAGCGTCGTGCCGTTCACAGTCTGGAACCCCGGCTTGTTGATGTCGCCGAACTCCGCCGAGCAGTCGATCAGGTCCTCCGACTTGGAGCGTCCGGAGACGCGGATCGAGTGAAGCGCTGGCGAGATCGTGGCGGCGTAGCGATCGACGTAACCGGTGATCACGAGGTCGCCGCCGATCTTCACCTCGCAGGGATCGCCCGGTTTGATGTCGACGTCCGGCTTGTTCGGATATTTCTCCGTCACTTCGAGGTTGAACGAGGCGGGGATCCCGGCGAGCGGTCGCGTCACCTGAACCCGTTGCCAGCCATCGAGGACCTTGTTCCCCACCGTGAGGGTCAGCGTGTCGGAGGCACCGACCGGTGCGCCGCGCGCGGAGACGCCATGCGCGTCGCTCATCGCGATAATCCGGGGTAGGTCAGCGGCATGAAAAGCGGATGGGCGACGCCGGACGCGGCGACGAGGGCCGGCTCGCGCGTGGTGTCCTGATACAGCGCCCAGGCTTCGGCGAGTGAGGGGATCGAGGCGGCGGTCGTGATCTCGACGAAATAGGGCAGTGCCGCGCCCCGGACGGCGAGGTCGAGGGAGACCAGGGTCCGGAGGTCCCGCAGGGCGGCGAAGCTCGCATCGTTCCCCCGGTCTGCTGTCACCGTCGCCTGGGCGTCCAGGGCGTCGCAGACGGCGGTCCGCAGCGCGGTGGCGTCTTGATAGGACGACGGGCGATAGGCTTGCGTGGCCCCTGCAAGGGCGGCGCAGGCGGCACATCGGAGATTGTCCGCGAGGGCGGCTTGCGCGGCGTTCGCTTCCGCCGCGAGCGGCCCCGTGCCGGGGATCAGCGGCGGCTGCCAGGACGTAAGCGAGATCAGCAGCCGGATCGCGTCGCGCGGATCGTTGAAGGCTGCGACGAGTGCCCCGGCGAGCTGCGTCGCGGCGGCGGCGAACGCGTCGCTTTGCGCGCTCATAAGGCGGTCGCGGTCAGGTTGACGAGGTCGGCGGCGGCATACACGGCGGAGCGGGTCGTCGTGGCGGCTGCCAGGAGGCTGTGGGCGGTCGCGGTCGGTGGCGCGAGTGATTGCAGCGATCCGTTCGAGAACCGCCCATAGAAGCCCTGTAGCCCCGCGACGGCACCGATCATGCGGCTGGCATCGTCGACGGTCGCGGTAGCAAAGCCGGTGAAGCCGGCGACGTTCTCCGAAGCGACACGCGGAAAGCTTCCGATCTCCCCGAGCGCGGCCCCCAGGTCGGTCTGTGCTGCGCTCGTCACCCTGGCGGCGGCGGACTGCACCGCCGAGCCGGTGGCGATCGAGGTCGAGGGGTATTGCACGTCCCCAGCCAGGATGAACGAGAACTGAACCTCGACGTAGCGACCCCGCTCGCGGCGATCGGTGACGGAGAACTCCATGAGGACGCAGGACAGCGAGCCCAGGGTCGGATGCACCAGGGTTCCCGATCCGGATTGCTCGCACGCGGCAATCATGGCGTCGCGTTGCTGATAGACGTCGGGTCCGGTCAGATAGGCTTGCACGGTGAAGCGGCGCGGGAGCTTGCCCAGGTCCTCCGCCCAGGCGTCGTCGCGATAGGGGTATTCGTGGATCGCAACGCGACGTCCTGCGACGGTCTGGCCGGCATCGAGGACGAAACCGCACCCGCGCCAGGACCCCGGCTGAAGCTGTTGCCACCACTCGCCGTCGTTCCACGAGTTGCCGGAGTTGTCGATCGACGCGGCCTTGCCGATGACCTGGGAGAGTTGCCCGAACGGGTCGGGCGACGAGCCGCTCATACCGTGGAGAAGTCCTGAAACTCGACGCGGGGCGGAGCGACATTGACCGAGCCTGACCCCTTGGCGGTCACGGCGGCGTCGGGCGGCGGGTTCTTGTGCGTGATCGAGACGTCAACCGCGCCGTTGATCGTTCCGGACGGCGGCGACGGAACGTCGGACGCTCCACCTCGCGCCATGGCAATGCCGCCCATGATCTGGTCTTGCGTCGCGGAATGAGAGCCGCGTCGTCCCTCCATCTTGAACTGTGCGGCCATCAAGCGCTGGACCGTCGCCGGATCGGCGCTCGCCACATCGAACGGAGCATTCGGGTCCAAGCCAGCTATTCCGGAGATCGTCTTGTCGTACCCCGGCGTGGTGGACCAACCCGACAATGCTCCGGCAATCGTCTTGCCGTGCTGTTCCTGCTTTCGCACCATCAGCTTGTAAGCGTCGGAGACCCCTTCCTCCATCGTGTTGTAAACGGCCATCGTGTGCTGTCGGCCTTCTGTCTGGTCCATGTAGCTGTAGCGACCGGCTGCGTTCTGCCACGACGCGTAATTCATATTGCCGGGGTTGTTCGCGCGGGTTCCGTAGTCACCCCAGGACGTGTCGCCCGGAAGCTGCCCGAGTTGCTGCGGCGCTTGGCCAGGAGCGGGAGCCGGAAGCCCGAGCGCTCCCTCTTGAGGGTTCGTTCCGCTGATGTGACCCCACACGCGCGACGCCCAGTTGCCAATGCCTTGGCCGATCGACTTGCCGGTGATCAGGTTCTCCGGCTTCACGACGGAGGTCGGCGCCTCTTGTGGCTTGCCGCCCCAGGTTCCGACGACGCGACCGTTATCATCAACCATCGGCGCGTTCATCTTGCCTGCTGCGGCTCCGGCTCCGAGTAACGCGGCGACACCAGCGACGGCGCCGAGCGCGCCGAGTAGCCCTGCTCCTCCGGCTGCCGCGCCAGCGGTCGCGGCCCCTCCGCCGAGCGAGCCGAGCGCGCCGACCACTTGCGCGATCGAGGCGACGACCTGGATGCCCCACTTCGTGACGAAGATGCCGGCGATGATCTCCGCGACCGTTTTGATCGTGTCGAGATGTTGCGACACCCAGGTCAGGGACTCGATCAGGGCGTCGAACCCTTTTTGGACGTTCTCCCACTTGATGCCGTCGAGCCACGCGGCGAACTCGCCGCTGATCCGGTCGACGGCGGCGATGATCTCGGGGGAATGTTTCTCGACGAACTCCGAGAGATGGTTGATCAGCGGGGTGAAGTTCTTCGCCAGTGTCGCGCTGATCTGCTGTCCGAGATGATCGAAGGCGACACCGATCCGGCCCTGCGCTTCGCTGAACAGTTCGAGTTGCTTGCGCTGCTCATCGGTGACAGCGGTGAAGCGTTCCGCGTCGCGAAAGAACCCATCGAACCCCTTGCTCGACTGGCGGAACCCCTCGACCACCTTGGCGCCGCTTTCGCCGAGGAGCGCGGCGGCGGCGGCGGCGCGGTCGGCGGGGTTTTGTATCTTGCTGATCTTGTCGATCACCTCCGGCATGAGTTGATTCATGTTCCGGAGATGGCCGGTCGAATCGCGGACGTTGATCCCGAGCCGGTTCAGCCATCCGATCGTGTCGGTCGACGCCTGGCCACGGATGAAGGCGGTCGTGTTGGAGTAAAGCCCCTTCAGGGCCTCGTCCATATCCGACGCATTGCCCCCGGCGAGGCGCATCGCGTCCTCGAACCGCTGCACCTGCTGGGTCGTCATGCCGAGGCCGTCGGCGGTCGCGGTCAGTTGGCGCGACCATTGGGCATACGATCGGACCAGCGCGGCCATGCCGGCGATGCTCGCGGCTCCGGTGATCGTGCCCAGGACGGGGACGATCTCGACGAGGGTCCGCAGCACGCCCATCGCCGCCTTGCCGATCCACTCGAAGCCTTGTGCGACCTTGCGGAGTCCGGAGACGTCGACGAAGCGCGAGACGGAGCGCGACATCCGCTCGATCGGCGCGCGGATCGCGGCGATCCGGCGGTTGATCGCGTCGAGTTCCTTCGACGCGCGATCGACGACGGAGAAGGTGACGGAATAGCCGGCCATTATCTCATGTCTCGCGCGCGGCGCGTTCGCGTTCGAGAAGGCGTTGTGTCTGTTCTGCCCACCATATCAGTTGCGTGCCGTCGAGGTTCCACGCGTCGAGCGGTCCCCAGCCCCACCAGCGGGTCAGATCAGCGATCAGTTCTCGCCAATTTCCGGGGTATCGGCATCTAATTGTCGCCGCAAAAAATCCCAAGCCCTCCGCAGTTGCGAGTTCGGCAACTCGCCGACGACCTCGATCGGCACCTTCGCGACCTGTGCGATCAAGGTCATCTGGTAGCGGCGGAAGTGATAGGGCGTCGCGCTCGCCACGTTCAGTTCGCGTTCCGCGCGCTCGATCTCTTTCGCCAGCGGCTCGCGGAGGTGTAGCGAGGTGAACGGCTTGCGCTGGAACACGACGTCGATCTCGATGTCCAGCGTGTTCGGCTCGTCCGGCGTCGCGGCGTCGAACTGGTCGACGATGGCGTCCATCATGCGAAGGTTTCCGCGACGTCCGTCCCGTCAAAGCGGACCTGGAAGGTCCCCTCCGCTGCCCGGACCTCGAGTGCGGAGACGCACCACATATTCGCGCCTCCGACGATCTTGCCGTTCGCGAGCGCGACTTGCACCTCGACGCAACGCATCTCGTTGAAGCTCTCAACGGAGAGGTCGCCCGCGTCGCGTAGCGTCGCCTCAACGTATCCTTGCAGCGGGACCTCGCTGAACCCGTGGATCGAGTCCAGGCCGGCGAGGGTTTCTCGTCGCCAGCGGACCGGCGACCACGTCACGTCCGACACCACCATGTAAGGCGTGCCGTCGATCGTCAGTCCGGTTATACCGGCGAGACGTTCACATTGCGGCATAGCTGCCCTCCTTTATGATTTGCGGAACTGCAACAGGATCGCGATCTGTCGCAGTTGATTGACGAGGTCGACCGGCGCGAGGATTTTCACCAGTCCGTCGCCCGCGTTCTCGACCGCCACGTTCTGCGCGAAGGTGGCGGAGTTCTGCACGTAGCCTTGCTGTTCGAGCGCGCGATAATCGACGATCACGCTCGCCTTGATCAGCGGCGCGTTCACGCAGTTGGAACCGTACAGGATCGGCGTCGTGTCGGAGACGAGCTTTTTGCGCGCGTATCTGGTCAGCAGGTAGTCCGACATTTGGCGCGCGACGAACATCAGCCCATACATCGTCTCGACGTCGAGATATGAGTCGTCCGGCGCGCCAGCGGCGTTCTTGGAGTATGTCGTCCGCATCCGCTCGACGATCACGGTGCCGTCGTCACCGACGCGGAACGTCGACATGCCGTCATAGAGCAGCGTATTCCGCTCGCCGAGCGACCAGCGCGACGGGATCGGTGGCGCCCTTAGCGTCGTGTTGATGTATTGCAGCGGAAGGCCAGGATCGACGCGGAGCGAAGCGGCGGATGCGGCGGTCGCTTCGGTGGCCCAGATCCATGCCGGATCGGGCGAGCCGTTGAACGCCACCACGCTCATATGCTGGTCGTTTCGTGCGAGACCGAACGCGGTGCAGGCGCCGAGCGTGCCACGATAGGCGGAGAACGCGCCGCCATAGACCATCTGTTCCCATGACCAGCGTCCGACGTCGTCGGCGAGAAAATCCTTCATCAAGTCGAGCGACGCGGTGTCGGTGTAGGGTAGGCAGATGAAGTCGAACGCTTGCGACGAGAGATTCGCGAGCGCGTTGGAAAAGTCGGGGTTCGCGGTGCCTCCCGACATCGCCGTGATCGTCACCGTTATCCCCGGAACCGGATACTCGCCTCCGGCAGTGCCGAGATAGTTCTGAATGATCATGATGTCGTTCGCGGCGGCGCCTTTGTTCTTCGCGGTCACCGTCACGGTTCCTGTCGCGGCGGCGGCGGTCACGGCAAGGTCGGCGTTCGCGGTGATCGCTGCCGCGAGCGCGGTCGCGGCGATCGCTGCGGTGTCTCCGGAATTTACCAACGACTGCACCCGAATGCCGCCGATGTAGATGTTCAGCGTGCCGGACTGCGTCGCGGTGCCGGCGAGCGCGATCGTGCCAGTGGCGGCGACCGCCGCGGCGGCGTCGGCGACTGGCAGGATGTAGAGCGGCCCGAACGGATCGCGGTCGAGGTAGCGGTTCGCCATCTGTGCGAGCATCGAGCCGGGTCCGCATAGCGTGAGGACCTGTGCCTTGCTTTCGATCAATACCGGCTCGTCCGGAATAGCGGCTCCGGCCGCTGTGATCTGTCCGATCAAAAGCGTGTTCTGAAGCACCGTCGCGGTGTTCGCCTGCGACGGGTCCATCTCGACGTAGACACCGGGGACCCGGTTGCTCGTCGGGTAGTATGTGAAATTGATTGCCATCGCTTTACGCTTCCCTTGCTGCCGGTTTTTGGACGGGTTGCGTGTCCCCTGTGGCCTCGACGACGTCCTTGTCGCGGAGACGGCGTGCCCAGAACGGGTCGCGCTCGTTCACGTCGCGACCGTCTTCCGTCAGCAGTGCCATTGAGCGCGGATCGCGGACAGCGCGACCCGGAGCGGGTTTCACAATCATTCGGTCCTCCGTTTGCTTGGATCAGGCCACGGTCCGTCAGTCGGCGGGACGGGCGTCTCGCCGGTCGGTATCTGCACCACGGCGGCGGGCATCGTGCCGGGTGCTACGTTCGGTCCTTTGAAGATGTCGACCTCGATTGATTCGAGCGGGATCGACTGCGGCTGCACGCCGTCGGCGTCGGTGATCTGCCAGTCGAGGCCGAACTCCCACTGATACCAGAGGCGCGCGCGGTCGAGGTCGAGATAGCGCGCTCCGGTGAAGTAGCTTCCGCGCGCCATCCGGCAGTCGCCGAGTTGCAGCCATAGGCACGAGGCGAATATCTGCGTCTCGATCGTCTCGAACTGCATCGTCGGGTCCTGCCCGCGACGATCGCGTTGCGCGTCGAGTTCGACGGCGATGCCGATGCCCTTGTGAATGATCTGCAACAGCCCGCCCCAGTTATTGTTCGGCTCCGCTTCCTGGCCAAGCGGGAGGACGTAGGCGGCGGGCATCGGTAGACTGGTCGTGTAGTCGCGGAGGCCGCGATAGAACTCCGCCGCCCCGGCGACGCGTCCGGCGAAGATCGGAGCGTTCATCCGCAGCGAGGAGATGAACCCGCCGATGATCGAGGTCGGCGGCGTGATCGCGTTCACTTGGTTTGCTTCCAGGTCAATCCCTTCTCGAACGCGACGCGCATCCGGCGTTCGATCATCGGTTCCTCCTGCTGCATCACGCGGTCGAGGAACGGTCGCGGCTCCAGGACGCGTTGCGTGTAGCGTCCGCGCGCGCGCTTGCGGTGCTGTTGCCCGCGCCACGCGGCCGATGCGGCGGGTCGTCCTCCAAACGGATTGCCTCCGCCGCGCGCTCCGACTTCGAGGAAAAGGGCATAGAACTGGCGGGCGCGGACGGCGAACCCGTCGCCAGACTTGAAGGGATACGTCTTCAGGCTCGCGCGGAGATCGCCCGACGCGCGAACCGGTGGATCACCCGGCATCGACGCGCGATAGGTCCCGTGTCGGTTGCCGCGATAATGCGTGATCGCTCCACCGCCAGATGACGCGTTGATCAGTCGCGCGGTCTTCGTCTTCACGTCATTACCAGCGGCGCGCATTAGCTTCGTCATTTCGCGCTTGTCCAGCATGACGCTGCCCCAGGACGAGACGCGGATTTGCAGGTCGCTCATAACCGGCTTTCGAGGTCGGCGATCCGCGCGAGAAGCGGGGCGACGGCGGCATCGACGTATTGCTTCGTCGACGCGTGCATCGCGGTCGTCGGATCGGCTGCCAGAATAATCGGGCCGGTCATCGTCGCAGCGCCGGAAAGCGGGAGGTAGCTCTGCAGCTGGTAATTGACGAAGTTATGGTTTGCCAGCGCGCCTACATTGGTGCCGTCCACCCAGGCATTGAAGTTCGAGCCATCCCAGACCATCGCGGTCTGATGCGACGCGCCATCCGAGCCGAGCGCCGAGTATCGGACGCCGAGCGCGCTGCCATCGAGCGTAAGCCCCTGCGTCAGCGTCAGTGGGTCGGCGCCACCGACAAGGCCATCGACGTACGCCTTGGTCGCGGCGTCCCCATCGTAAACCGGCGGCTGAACTATGCACCGACGGTTGAACAGCGCGTCGCCCTGAAATATCGGATTACAGGTATCCGCAGCCGTGAAACTAGTTCTGACGATAAGGCTGTTGGCAGAGAGATAGCTGATATTGACATTGCCAAGGTTATCCGCCGTCAGAGCGGCCTGGAACGCGACGCCGGGGCGGCCGATGGCGAAACAGTCCCAGTCTTGCCGGTAGCCGATCTGGTAGTAGCTGCTAGACCCGCCCTTGAACTCCAGGATCGCATCTTGGCTCGGCGCGACAATCGTCAGTGCGCCGCCTTCCGCGGCAAAGGACGAATCCGCGGTGATCGTCCCGCCAGTCAGCGGCAAATAATCGCCGCCTTCGCCACCGGCTTGCAATGCGGTGATTTCATCATGTGCCGCTTGAAAGTTCGCGCGAACGTCGGCGGTGTAAGCCATCGGCCCAGACGGCTTGCTGGGATCAATGGCGCTGGTCATGGCGTATCCCCCCAAATAGTCGCCCCGTCATCCCACGACGTGGCGTAATCGTCCCACGGCAGCCCATCAGCGACGTGATAGGGTTCGGTCAGCATCTCATTGCGCGTCGCGTCGCTGTCGTCCGGTGTCTCGCGCGCGTTCTCTAACTCGCATTCCATTTGTAGGAATCGCTTGCGGCCAGCGACTTCCTTCGTCCGGCGCACGCGGAATTTCTCGCTCCGCTGACTGCCGTCGCCTTGCATAGTGGAACGGATGATGACATTGATCGTCGGCGGATAGTTCTGCCAGCGGATGTTGATCATGTGAGTTATCGGCGTGTCGACCTGCGTCGACTGATAGAACGTCGAGGCGTAAGTCGGCTGAATGTCGGCGTGAACGGTGGCGATCGGGACCAAATCCTCCTCCAACGCGAGATCGTCGGCGGGCGCTTGGTCGCGGCGATAGAGCGTGACGAGCCAGCGCAGCGATCCGATACCGTTGGCGGCTGGAATCTGGCCCGAAGGGTTATCCGGCAAAGGTCAAGAGCCTATAGGGCCACATCAGCGCTTTCGCGGCGGTCGGCATGTCGGCGGAGACGTCGCCGCGTTGCTCGTAAAGGAACGCGGTCAGCAGCAGGATCGCGTGACGGATCGGGGCGGGGATCGCGGTCGGGTCGCTGTCGTCATATCCGGACGTATAGTCGATGATCATCGACTGTTGCGGTATCTGCGGCAGCAGTTGCGGCTTGACCGCGACATACCCCGGTTCGACGCCGAGGTTCAGAAGGTAGTCGTCCGGGTCCGCGATCTGCATGTCGTCGAGCGGACCCCACATGATCTGTTCGACGGATTGCGTCGGCGCGCGCGGAAGCTCGATCGGTCGCTTGACGAGTGGCGGCCAGTTCAGCGGAAACACGATCAGCGATTGTGGCACGAGCGGCGTCGCCGTCGGCGGCGGCGCCCAGGTCACGTTGTATCGCAGCTTGGTCGTGAACAGCGCGCGGTTCAGCCATGTCTCTGCCCACATGCGCGCGCTGGTCACATACATCTGCACCAGCGTGTCGTCATAGTCGGCATCAATTCGGCAATGCTGACGCGCGAGGTTGATCGTGATCGGCTCGCTCGTCGGCTGCTGGGTGACGGTCAGCGCGGCATACACGCTATTTTCTCACGACCCCGCTGGTCTGCCGCAGCGGGCCGGACGAAGGGGGGATGGTTCCGTCCGGTCCCGCTGCGACGACTGGCGAAGGCACCAGAAGATCAAGCGGCTGCGCCAGTCCCTTGGCGGCGAGTTCGCGCGCGGCATAAAACTCGATCGCGATCAGCTCGCCCACGTTGTAATGCGAGAAGCGGCGTAACACCCGCATCCGGACGTGCGTGCCTTGAACAACTTCGCTCATTCTGTCGGCTCCATGGTTCTCGCGCCCGGTGTGATTACCGCGCCGTTTGCAGCGGTCAGGTTCAACACAGAGGAGATGTTCGCCCCGCCGGCTGGCGCGCTGGCGTAAGAGATACTCGACGCTGCGCCAGTCGTGGCTGACGTGACGACGAAGCGATACGGGGCGCTCCCGTTGACGGTGGCCGTCGCGAAGGTCGTCAGAGAGGCATTGATCACCCCGCAGACGTCGGCGCCATTGGTGATACCGCTGAAATTGCCGCGCACCTGACGGTTCGTGCCGTCGATCGGGATGGCGAAACCGCCGTCCGGGATAGCTTGCAGTGTGGTTATCAGCGTGTCGAATTGTCCTTGCGTGAGTGGGCCGCCCGTCAGCATCGCCGCCGACGGCGGACCGGCAATACCCTTACCGGCGAGGGCTTGGGTCTGCGTATCGTTGAAACACGCCACCTCTCCGGGGAAATACGAGAAGTATTGCGCCCGGAATGACAGCACATTCGCAGTTTCGTCCAAGCCCTCGACCGGCATCGTCTTGTCCTCCGATTAGGCGGGATCGGTCAGCGGCGGCGGCGGGTTCGCGCCGGTCGCCAGAGCGGGCCTGACCGCGCCGGCCTGCGACCACGTCGGATTGAGCGGCTGGGTCGACCAGGGTGCCCCAGGCGAGCCGGGAACGCCCGTGAAGCCCCAGTCCTGCGTCAGCAACACGACGAGCGACTGAAGGTGACGCATGTTGCAGTCATGCTCCGCGATCACGCGGAATAACGACTGGTCGCGCTGGAACGCGGAGACCATCGAGGTCCCATCGTTGTACGCGGCGACGTCCGACGCATCGACGATCACGTTGTACGTGTCGGCGATCACGAAGTCGGCCATGTCGACGAAGTAAATCTCGCTGCCCTTCGTGAAGGTCGCGACCGAGAGGTTCGTCGGTATCTGTTGCGTGAGGCGGATCGGATACCCCTCGAACATCCCCCGTTCGATCTCGTCCTTGAAGTAGAACCCGCCGACCTGATCGCGGGCCAGCGAGATGAAGCGAGCGATCGTCGGCGCCATGATCCACACTGGGCGGATCATCCGCGACATGCCGTTCTGTAGCGCCAGGATGGCGGCGGACGACGCGTCGAGGATCGCGGTTAGCTGATCACCGGGAGCCGGTGTCGCGGGCATGGCGGTGACGGTGATCACGTTCGATGCCTGAGCGAGCCGGCGCATTCCGACCGGCCCCTTGTCGGAGCCGTCGCCCCGGAGGAATGCGAGGTCCTCGCGGCGGGCGATGGTCTGGACGAGGTCGTCGCGGACGATCTCCTCGACTCCGATCGGCGAGCGGCGGATCAGGTCGTTCGACACCGGGACCATCGCCGTCAATTTCTTGGCGACGAAGTTCACGTCGTCGAACCGCTCTTGACTGATCTGAATGTCGTCAAGCTCGTTCTGATACGCGGCGGTCGCTCCGCCAGCGAGACGCGGGATCGTCAGGTTGCCCATCGGCATTCCGACTTCCATCGGGTTCGCACCCCGGACGGCGGTCAGCGCGCGGAGCAGCTCGATCAGGTCGGCCATGAAGTCCTGCGGGATCAGTGCGCCGCCTTCGCCGGTCACGCCGGAGTTCAGCGCGCGGGCGACGACGTCGTCGCCGAAGCGGTTCAGGACGAACTCGCTGGCCTTCTCCATCGACACCTTGTTGTACCGCGCGTGCAGCACGCCGAGGACGAAACGCGCGGCTTTCACCCCCCGCTTGTCCTTCAGTCCGACGTCCGGGTCGCGCTTGGCGCGGGCTGGCGCTTTGGCGGCCCCGCCCTGGACTCTGAAGCTACCGCTCGGGGGCTTCAGGTCCTTGCCGTCCTCGTCGTCCTCACCGTCGCCTTCGGCGTCCTGCGCCCCCTCTGCGGCCGCCTGCATGGCAGCGGCGACTCGCTGTAGACGCTGGTCGATCGCGGCGAGCGCGGCGGAAAGCTCGTCGAACGTCGTCGACTCCTCGTCGCTGATCGGCTTGTCGTCGTCGTCGGCCTTCACGATGGCGCCCATCTTCGCGACGATCTCAGCGCGCCGACGCTTTAGCTCTCGATGCCTCTCGGATAGTCCAGACATGACTTTGATCCTTGTGTTTGGTGGTTTGATCGTGGTCGGGCGGATCAGTCCGCCGTGGCCATCGCCAGTTGGAACGCGCGTCGGCGGCGCGCTCGCGCTCTTGCTTGTTCTTCATTGAAGGCCGTCAGTTCCTCCCCCGTGACGGGCGGGGTATCGGACGCGATCGCGGTGCCTTCCCCCGGCTCGATCAAAGCCTCGGGGTTCGCGGGCACGGTGACGATGGAAAGCTCGACGAGTTCCTGTTCCTCGAAGTCGATACCGGGGAACCAGTCGTCGGCGCCGCGTTCCTTGTCGGACGTGTAATCCCACTTCAGCGGCCGGAAACCGACGCTGGTCGCGGCGAGGAATCCCGTCCGCGCGAGGCGATAGACCGACTCCGCGAACGCACCGCCCTCCGGCATGTCTTCGGGGATGAACTCGACCGACGCCTTCAGCGCGCGGTCCTCGATCCGGAGGTCGAACGCGCGGCCGATCGGCAGGCGCGAGGGATCGTGGCCCCACAGCACGACGGGGTTGTCGCGATAGTTCCGCAGGTCCCAGCCGGCGATGGCGATCGTGTCCTGTTCGCGGTCGACGGCGTCGGTCGAGATCGTGAAGCGGAGCGCGCGCTTGTCGGTGCCGATCTGATCGGGCGGAGCGATGATTTGCTTGCGGATGGCGAGCGCGGCACCAGTCGCGCGGCGGTTGCGGTTCAACATCTTGAACCGGGTCGCGCTGACGATCTGCATCACATCGTTCCGCGAATGATGAAGCCGAACGTGCGCCATCCGAGCAGGAACAGCAGGACGAAAAGCGGGAACCAGCTTCCCCGACTCCAGTAGACGGCACCCTGCGGACCGCCCCAGGTTCCGAAGCCCCAGAACAGTATCCAGATCAGCATGATCAGCCAGAAGATGAACCCAATATCCATGCTCAAGCTCCCCCAGGTTCAGGCATCGGGCTCTCCCGGTTCGGGCTTCGTCGGGGCGGCGGATGGCGCGGTCGCGGTCTCCGATGGCGCGGTCGTCGTTTGCGCGAGGTTGGCGCCAGGAACCGCGGTATTCAGCGGAACGCGATACTCGTCACCGGTCCCGTCGGTGATCGGGTCGAGGTTCTCTTTCGCGCGCACCTCGTTCCGGTTCAGCCAGCCATTGAGCGTGCCGATCTGATACGACTCGAACCGCGTCTTTTGATCGCCGCGCGTCATGTCGTCGAAGTCGAATTTGCACTCCAACTGACCACGCTCGTCGTCGAACAGGAGATGATGATCGAACAGCATCTCCAGCGAGCGCGCGGTCGGCTTCAGCGCGCTATCCACGTATTGCTGATTCTGCTGTTCGATGTTGTTCAGCGTCGCCTTGTCGAGTTCGCCCAGGCGGTGCGGTGGGACGCCGTAGAGCCGGCAGATGTCGATCACCTGGAAGCGGCGCGTCTCGAGGAACTGTGCCTCCTCGTTGGTGATCGCGATCTTCTCGAACGATCCGCCTTCCTCCAGCACCGCGACCTTGTGCGCGTTCTGCACACCGGCGTGGACCTCGCGCCACGAGTTCGCGATCCGGTCGGATGCTTCCTTGGAAAGCGCGGCGGGGAACTTGATCACGCCGCCGATCTGCCCGCCCTGGCGGAACAGGATGCCGCCATGCTGTTGCGTCGCGAGCGCGAGGCCGATCACGTCCTGTGCGATCGCGATCGGCGATACGCCGACGTAACCGTCGAGCGAGATGTTCTTGACGTGCAGCATGTCGTCCGGAGGGACGAGGAGACCGTAACCGAGCCGACGCGAGTTGATCCGATACCAAAGCTCGCCGTCGTCGGTCAGCATGATCGTGCAGCGGTCGGGCGCGATCGGGACGAGTTCGATCGGGTTCGCGTCCTTGTCGCGCTCGATCACGACGAACGCGTTGCCCCGCAGGCACAGCGAGGTGACGACGTAGCCGATGAACTCAAACCAGGTTTGCCAGCGGTTCGGTCGAACAAAGAGCTTGTTCAGCGGATGGAGCGGCTCGCGGCGATAGCCGCCGCCAATCAATCGGCGACGGACGAACGGCTGAAGCATGGCAATGTCTTGGCTGATCGCGCGGATGCACGAATAGACCGCAGCAGCTTGCAGCGCGGTGAACGGGGTAACGGGAACGCCGGTGTTCGACGCGTAGCCGCCCAGGGCGGCGTACAGCATCGGCTGCGGCCAGCCCAGGCCGCCCAGGGTCGAGGTGACGGCGGCGTCGGCTTTCGTCTCCGTCGCTTGCGGTTGCGCGCCCAGCAGCCACCTTGCAAGTCGTTCGCGGAAGGTCATGAAGTCGGCCCCATGTCGGCGATCAGGATTTGCGAGCGGTCATCACCGCCGCCGCCAACGACGGTGAAGCCCATCGGTGACCCCGCGCCTGCGTCGAGGG